TGGCTGCGGCCGAGTCGGTCAGGGAGAGGCTGTCGCTGGCGGCGGCCGCCAGGGACACCACGGCCGCGGCAGAGTCCGACGGCGTAGCGGTGTCGGACGCGACCGCCAGGCGCTCGGTCGTGGAGACGGCCGAGTCGCTGGGCGTGTTGGTGTCGGATGCCGAGGCGACGGCCGTCGTGACGGCCGTCGCGCTGTCGGACAGGGAGAGCGAGTCGCTGGCCTCGGCGGTGATGCCGCCGGCGGATGCGCCAGTCAGGCGCAGGGCGCGCGCGGCCCAATTGAAGTGGATTGCCCCGCCGGTGCTGTTGAGCTGAACCTCGACGGTCGCCGACGACCCGCTGGCCACCGTGTCGGCGATAGCGACACCGAGGAATGGGAACCCGGCGTCAACGACCGACTGCCGCAGATCCGAGCCCGTGATCTCGGTCGCCGCCGCAAGGGATGTCGCATTCGGCGTGTAAACGAAAAACGCCGCGACCACGCGCTCGCCAGGGCTGCAGCCCGTGATCGTGACCGACGCGGTCGTTGTCGAGACGGCGTCGACATCGCCGGAGTTGTCGGCGGTCCCGGCCACCGGGGTCGTCTGGTCGACGCCGGTGTAGAAGGCCGCGGCGATGGCGGCCGTCTGGGGCGGCCCGCTGAACGAGGCATAGGCCGACGTCGACCCCGATGGACCTGGCGCGCGGTCCCAGACCGTGCCATTCGCGTTGGGGCCGGCAAGCGACTGGTCGGTGCCGCGCTGGGTTAGGTCGGTGCCCGAGCTGCCGCCGAACTTGAACGCCGTGGTGTCGCCGACCGTCCCGAACACCATGCCGGTGATCGACGCGCCGACCATCCACGTGTCGGAGCCGGATGCCGTCAGGCCGGCGGCTTCGGCGCTGGTCGGATCCTCGCCGGCGCCGATCGCGCCGCCGCTGTCGTACTCGGGGGTGGTTCCAGGAACCGAGGCGACGGCGCTGTCAGTGAACGAGAGCGTGTCGGAGGCTGTCGCCAGGCGCTCGGTGATGCCGACCGCGCTGTCGCTGAACGTGATCGTGTCGGCCGCGACCGCGACCCCGGCCGCCGCGGCGGAAATGGGGATCGGGAACGGCAGCCCCGGAAGCAGTCGCTTCTTGTAGGGCTTCCCACCGATCCGCTTGGCCACGGATCAGCCCTCAGCCACGCAGGGTCGTGAATTGACCTGTGTAGGTGGTCGCGGTCGTCGCGGGCTTGCAGATCTCCAGGAACGCCAGGCAGGCGTCGTCGAAGATGCGCTCCAGGCTGATCGAGGTCGTCAGCCCGTCCTTCTCGCAGACGAAGTTGGCGATCCCGCAGGGCATGAACGCGATCGGGTGCCCGATGGTGAAGTCGATCGCGCCCGTGGCCACTGAGGCGCTGCACTGCATCTGGTCGAGCTGCTGGATGCCACTGTCGCCGGAGGCCAGCGGGCAAACCATGTCCCGGCCGGCTGGTCGAGCCGGTTGACGATGTTCGCGCTGTTGCCGGTCACGCTCGGGAGCGTCGCACCCGCGTTGCCGTCCTGGTCGGTGTAGGTGCAGGTCGTCCAGTTGTGGGCCGTCGCAGGCAGGACGGTGCGGCACTCGATCATCAGGAAGTTGTTTTGCGCGTAGTCGGCTGCGCCTGGCGTCGTGCTCTGGTAGCGCGTCGGGACGCCGGTCACCGCCTCGGTGGCGGTGCTCGCCATTGTCTTCGTGACCGAGAACAGGCGGTCGTACAGCAGGAGCGTGTTGGCCGCCACCGAGGCGATGGGGTTGCCGAACACGAAGTGTTGCGTCGCGCCGCCTGTCGGGTTGTCGAAGGCCCAGGACCCGGTCGTCGCATCAGTGGGCACCGTCCCGCCTGGCGCCGCAGCAGCCGCCGCGCCGGCCGCAGGCTGCGAGCCGACGAACCAGAGGGTATTCGTGGAGTTGACCACGCCGGTCGTGCCCGACTTGAGGAACGAAAACGTCCGGTTGCCGCCGCCGAAGTAGGCCGCCAGCGCCTCGTCCAGGCTGGTGATCGCGTGGTGCCGGTCGCGGCGCAGCCGGTGGACATGCGCCACCTGGCGCGCGCGGGCGGCTCGCTGCTCGCGCACGTAGCGCCGCATGATGTCGTCCGCGCGGTCCAGGACGCTCATTTCCTGGCCGGCCTCGATCGCGCCGACGAAGTCGCCGTCTTTCGTTGCGTAGACGCGGCCCGGAACCCCATGGACGGCGATCGGCTTGCCGTACCACTTGGCCGCCGGATTGCACATGGCCGCGCTGATCTGGGCCACCTTGTCGGTGCCCAGCCACCGCTCCAGGCGGTCAGAGTGGGTGTGCCGCATGGTCTTACCCGTTGAAGGTGTAGGTCACCAGCAGCGAATCGCCGTTGTTCACCGCCTCGTCGCCGCCGGTGAAGTTGACCACGGACACCAGCACGCCGGTCGTGTCGTCCTTCGTCGAGCTGCCGCCATTGTTCATGAACAGGCCGGCCACCGTGCCGGTGCTGGTGATCGCGTAGGTCTGCTGCGGGCTCACGCTCGACTGGCTTGAAGCGGCGCCCATCGTGACGGCCTTGCGGTTGCCGGTGTAGGTGGGGGCGTTGGCGCCGCCGACCTCGCTCCAACCCGCGTGGGACGATTGGGTGTCCGCAGCCGCCTTGGTGCCGGTGCCGGCCAGGCCCATGACCACCGTCTGCGTGTAGCTCGAACCGCGCCAGTACTTGTCGAGGATGTCGTTACGCCCGACGTTGGTCACCACGTTGGGGTCTTCGCGCTTCCAGGCCTCGAACTGCATCGGCCGCATTTCGCGCGACAGGCGCTCCTCCTCGAGCTTCAGGGTGTCGAGGCGCTCGCGGTGCTGGGCCGCGGCCGCCGTGTCGTTGCGACGGATCGCATCGAACATGGCCTCGGTGGTCGTGCCCTGCTCCTCGAAGCACCGATTGCGTGCCTCGAACAGGGGCATGAACTCCTCCATGCGCTCGGGCGACGGGCGCAGGCAGGTGGTCGTGAAGACGTTGGGCTTCTTCTCTTGGATGGTTTCCACGGTTTACTCCATGTCTGCGCCGACGATGTCGCCGGCGGCGTTGGTGATGAAACTGATTCGACGCTTCGGGGGCTTCTTCTCGGCCGGCTTCTTCGTGGCCTTCTTGGCTGCCGGCTTCTTCTTGGCGGGGGCTTCGTCGTCGTCCTCGCTGCCCTCGTCTTCGTCGTCCTTCTCGCCGCCGGCCAGCTGCTGCCGCAGCATGTCGCTGACCAGGCTCGTGAACTGATTGCGCGCGTCGCCCTCGGCCTTGGCCTGGGCCTGTATCCCGATCTTCTGCAGCTCGCCCTGCTGCTGCTGCTGCTGGGCGGCCATCATGGCGTCTTGCTGCGCCTGCTCCTGCTGCGCCAGGGCCTCGTCGTCCGGCACCACGCCGTCGGGCATTTCCATCGACGCGGCGGTCTCGCGCAGCACGGCGGCGCGGCCCTTGTTGCCGATGATGGCCATGTCGATCGGGTTGGCCGTCAGCTGCAGGAACTCCATGCGCCTCTGCTGCGCGGTGTCCTTGATCAGGATGGCATTGGCGCCCCTGGGCACCGGGAAACAGTCGCCCTTGATGCTCTCGTCGGGGTTGTAGAGCATCTCGTTGACGAAGGTGTCGCCGATGTTGGGCGCGATGACGTTCAGGTCGACCGATCCGATCGCCCGGCGCAGGCCCTTGGCGGCGCTGTTCATCAGCATCGACAGGCCGGTCGCGGTGCCGGCGGCGCCGGTCACGTGCTCGTTGCCGTACGTGTAGCGCGGGATCCCGGTCGCGTCGTCGGCGCGCAGCTCCCAGAACTCCAGCACCTTGGCCAGGTGCTCGGTGTTGTCGTTGGCCTGGAAGAAGCCGATGCCCGGGTTGGTGCCCGAGCCCATGCCGGCGTCCTTGAGCTGGTACATCTTCCACGGGATGATGTCGAGGCTCTGCTCACCGTCGGCCAGGCGATCGATGTGGACCCAGCCCATCGGGCCCGAGGCCATGACGATGTTGTCGGCCATCGCGCTGCCGGCCACATTGCAGAACTGCTGGGCGGTGCGGCACAGCTCGGGGATCGACCGGCCCCAGAAGGCGCCCGGGATCTCGTCGTAGCACGCGCGCCGGTACGGGCGGTCGCCCATCGGGTGCGGGTTCAGGGCTGCATAGATGATGTACCGGCCGACCAACAGGATGTTGGCCTCGTACTCGCGCATCGGGTCGTCGGCGTCGACGCCCTCGACCCCCCAGCTGGCCAGCTTCCAGCCGGGCACGCTGCCGTAGTAGTTCAGCGCGTCGATCAGGCCCGGCGGGGTGAGCCACATGTACATGGTCTCTTGCGTCAGGCGCTGGCGCTCGGCCTCGGTCCAGAGCCAGCCCTCCATGTAGCCGTTGCTGTAGTCGTCGAGCGCGCGGTCGATCTGGTCGTCGCGGTAGCCTGGCAGCCCCTTGAGGGCGTGCAGCTCCTTGCGCCAGAAGCGCATCCGCTCGATGAAGTCGCCTTGCTGCGGGCTGCTGGCGCCGGGCGCCGGGTAGACGTCGAAGGGCGACACCTGCTCCCAGGTCTGCTCGGCCTGGAACGTCACGGCGGGCTTCCAGCCGGCCTCCCACTTCAGGCGCTTGTGGCGCTGGTAGGTCGGGCCCTTGAGCACCGCGGTCGGGAAGGTGACGAAGTCCTCGATGAACTTGTCCATCGCCGTCTCCCAGCCGCCCTGCTGCAGCCGGTCGTCGATCTGCAGCTCCATGCGCTTGGCGCGGCGCGTCGCGGCCTTCTGGTAGGTCGTCTCGACCTCGGCGCGGATCTTTTCGCCCAGCTCGAGCGCGATGTCGCGGAACTCGTCCTCGCTCATCATGCCGCCGCCGGCCTCGGCTGCCTGCTGCATGACCTCCTGCGCCTGCTGCAGCGCCCGGGTCACCACCGTCTTTTTCATCGGCAGCGGCAGGTCCGGGATCGGGGTCGGCTCGAGGCCCCAGGCACGCTCCGACGGTGGGATCAGGATGTCGCGGATCCAGGCGCTCGCGGCCCGGCACTTCGTCTCGGTCAGGTCGTACCAGATCAGATTGACGCCGCCGCCGGCCTGGCGCTGTGAGATCTCGGCCGGGCTGTAGACCCCGCGGCGCGCGCGCAGGCACTCGAGCAGCTTCAAGTCGACGCGCTGCTTGGCCAGCTTGTTGCGGCCCCAGGCCTGGCGCACGTGGCCGGCCAGCGCCGGCTCCGTCTCGGGGTTGGCGATCTGCCTGGTGGTGGGCGCGTTCTGCTGGTTGCGCTGCTCGATCTGCTGCAGCCCGAGGCGGCGCACGAAGGGATTGAGGGCCATCGTCTCGGTTCCTTACTGAGGGATCTCGGCGCCGCGAGACCACACGACCTTGCGCTGCCGCACGGGTCGCACCTTGGCGCTGGCCACCTTGCGCTGCACCACGTCGGGCAGCATCGACAGGGCCAGGCTGTCGGCCTTGTCCGGGCTGGCGATGCCGCGCTTCTTCGCGTCCTTCTTGCTCTCCAGCTGGATCCGGTAGGCGTTGTCGTAGGCGTAGTCGAGGCTGGTCAGCTGGTCGCAGAGCTCGTCGTCGTCCGGGATCTCGCCGTCCTTGAGCCAGTCGCGCACGCGGCCCCAGGCCTCGGCGC